CCTAGAGTTTCATGTTCTTCGCTGTGCTAATAAAGAACGAGCTAAAGAGTGGGATACTAATAATCAGCTAACTACTTCTTTTAAAGGTAATGAGCTTAGTGGTGAAATTGGAGAAGCTATAGAAATTGTTTTAGATACTTTAGGTTATTCTACTGCAATAGCTGCTGCTGGTGGTAAAGCTTCTAATGTCGTGAAAAAGCTAGAGCGAGAGCGCTTAGGAATTAAAGGCTCTAGAGCAACCAAAGAGATGCTAGCTAAAGAGCTAGCCGATATTGTCATTTGTGTTGATTTACTTGCTGCTCATGAGGGAATAGACCTAGCTGAAGCAGTAATAAATAAATTCAATGAGACTTCCGAAAAGCAAGGTTTGAAAGTAAAAATATGAAAATCTATCTAGCAGCACAATTCAAAGAGCAAGTGCTTATGCGCGAGTGGCGTAGGCTCTTGCATAATGCTGGTCATATTGTAACATCGCGTTGGCTAGATGAAAAGACAGAAACGTTACAAGCTAGAAATGCGGCAGGAATTGATATAGCTGACATCGAAATTTCAGATATTGTAATTTCTAAAACGCTCAACCGTGGCGATCTATTTACAGGAGGCGGAAGGCATTGGGAAGCAGGATATGCTTTTGCTAAAGGTAAAAAATTAATCAATGTAGGTGGAATAGAAAGCGTATTTCATTCATTTGCTACACGATATGATACAATCGAGGAATGTATTAAATGCCTCTAGTAGGCCGCTCTGCTAAGCTTTGCCCTCATTGTGGTGAAAGTCTCAATCCTGCTTATATGACAGAGGCAGAACAACGCGACGCCATAGAACGACGCATAAATGGTGAAACTCTCTATGGCTTAGCTGTTAGATTTAATCGAGACTACTCAACTATTCGCAGATTAATGCAACGAAATGGCATTAGAAAAAATGCGCCCGCGAAAGTCACAAGCTAAGACAGATAGTCCGCTTCTAAATACAATCCGCCAGTTATCCCTAATTCAGAAGGATGAAGGCTCTGTATTAGAAACTCATATCTCATTACGTAACGGATGGGCTGTTGCGTTTAATGGTGTAATTGCGATGGGAGAGCCGATTAAAGAGGATTTAGCGACTTGTCCTAATGGACTATTGCTGAAAGAAGCTCTGTCTAAGTGTGGGCAAGGTTTCTCTATCACTCAAAACGAGCATAATTTATTAATCAAGTCTGACAAGTTCAAAGCCTTGGTTCCTTGTCTCGCCTTGACGGAACTTCAGCCAGCCTTTCCAGACCCGCCATGCGCTTTAATTTCCGACGCATTTAAGCACTCATTGAGTTTGGTTGCGCCTCTGGCCTTAGATGAGGGAAGTGTGGTGACAGCCTCCGTTTTAATCCATAACGGAACCTGCATTTCAACGGATAGGTTAGTGCTAATACAGGCATGGCATGGAATAGACTTGCCTCCGATGTTAGCTTTACCCAAGGCTCTAATCAAGCCTTTAATTTCTAATCCGAAAAAGTTAGCTCAATTTGGATTAAGCAAATCTAGTTGCACATTCTATTATGAAGATGGGTCTTGGATTAAAACGCAATTCTTCAATGAGAAGTGGCCCGATGTTGGTACTATTCTAGATAAGAAAGCTAGCCCATGGCCTATACCTGAGAATTTCTATACTGGAGTAAAAGCGCTAGAGAAGTTTTCAGAAACAGGCTTTGTCTATTTTGATAGTAATGTCATGCGCTCACACGAGGAAGATTTAAAAGGAGCGAGTTATGATGTTTATGGACTACCAAAAGGGCCAGTGCTGAATATTAAACAACTCAAAATGATTGAGCCATTAATCAAAACAGTTGATTTTTTAGTGCCTCACAGTAATCATAAAATGACGTTATTTTTTGGAAAAAATTGTAGGGGAGCCATAGCTGGCAGAGTTTGAGATGAGAGAAAGAAACAGATCAAGATTGGGTGGTGTGTATCAAATTTTTAATTTGGCTAGCCGCAAAGTATATGTAGGTAGCGCCACATACATTAAGCGAAGATTTGGTGTTCACAGACACATGCTTAAAAATAATATCCATGACAATTCTTATCTACAAAGCGCTTGGAACAAGTATGGAGAATCTAATTTTAGTTTTGAGATTTTAGAGATTGTTGATGATCACAGAGATCTTGAAAAACGAGAACAGTTTTGGATAAACTATACAAAATGTTTTAATAGAAGTTGTGGTTATAATTTAAGAACAAAAGCAAACAATAACAATGGCTTATCATATGGCGCTGGTAAGAAATTAAGCGCGGAGACGATAGAAAAAATAAGAAAGTCAAATATAGGAAAGACGAGAAGCATTGAAGTTCGAACAGCTCAATCTATACGACAAAAAGGAAAAGTTCCGCTGAATGCGACGAAAGCGGCAGCAATTGTCAATCGAGCCAATTCTAAATGGAAACACGCATGGGGCAGAAAATGCATATGTGTTGAATGCAAAGAGATCAAACGGCAGTATCATAGAGATTTTAGAGCCAAAAAGAAGATAGCGATGATCAACAATCACGGTAATTTGTCTTGGAACGACATTTTGCAATGAGATTAGATGACGATGGAAAGATAGTAATCGGCAAAGGTGTGAACTTAAAACCGTACACGCCTCGCCCCACACTGCCTCGCGTCTATATGACTGAGAATGAATTGCGAGATGCTGCTGGAGGAGATATTATCCTAGACGGCGAGTATTTTCCAAACTATCATATGATGGGCTTTAAGCATGTCCAATCTGGAAAGTATCTTAAGCTTGATGGAGAATTTAACCCTCATTTCATTAGCTGGATTATCAACAGCTTTAGGAGTGTTGGTTTCAATTCGATTTCTTTTGATTTACCTATGTTGTGGGCGAGCTATGTAAACCGCCACCCATTGTTTTTAAAAGATGTCGCCAATGCTCTCATTCTATCAGGCAAGCGGCCGAACGAGATAGCAAAGGAATTCGGTTTTGAAATCTATAAGCTTCAACCACGTCAACACATCGATCTTATCAACGTGTGCCCTCTTAAAGGCAGTCTTAAATTATATGGCGCTAGACTGCATTCAAAACGAATTCAGGAATTACCATTTCCTGAAAACATTCCGCTAGCTGATTGGCAAATTCCAATCGTTCAAGAGTATAATTGTAATGATCTAGACGTCACCGAGCAAATATTTCATTTTTGTAAAGAACGCTTGCAGCTAAGAGAGAGTATATCTATTGAATATAATTTAGACCTGATGAGCAAAAGTGACGCTCAGATGGCTGAGGCTGTGATCTCTCAAGAAGTCGGAAAAGCTAACAAGCGATGGGTTAAGAGAGTTACTATTGAAGCTGGAACTGTTTACAAATACTCTGTGCCCACATTCCTCAGTTACGCTACCAAACCTCTGCAAGATTTGTTGCTTAGAATTAAACGAGCCAATTTTGTCATAGGTGATACGGGAAAAATCATATCGCCTCCGGAGCTTGAGGAGCCTGTGAAAGTCGGCAACAATTGGTTTAGTGTTGGCATAGGCGGATTGCATTCCAAGGATAAGTGCAAAACATATGATGCTGTCAATGGATATCGGCTAAAGGATATCGACGTCACCAGCTATTATCCGAACGCTATCATAAATATGGGTTTGTATCCTCCCGCGATGGGGCCAAACTTTCTTGTTGTCTATAAAGGCTTCAAAGATCAACGAGTAGAAGCGAAGAAGAATAAACAATTTACAAAAGATAAAGGCTTGAAGATTTTTCTAAACGGAGTTTCAGGAAAGTTCAGCGATGTGTATTCTACTATGTATGGTCCGAGTAATACTATTCAGATGAATTTAACAGGGCAACTCTCAATTCTGATGCTCGCAGAGATGTTTGAGTGTAATGGGATAGAGGTTGTGTCTGCTAATACAGACGGTGTTGTAACGTTTTATCATGAACGAGATGAAGAGAAGGTTGTTTATTGGATCAAGTTTTGGGAAAATCTGACCGGCTTTCAGCTAGAAGATACACATTACGAAAAATACTACGCGAGAGATGTTAATGCTTATTTTGCTGTAAAGTCAGACGGCTCTATAAAAGTGAAGGGGCCATACTCTGAGGTTGGCTCACAATCCGGAACGCAGCTTGATAACAATCCAATCTATTTGATCTGCTCAGATGCAATCAAAGCTTTCCTGAGTAAAGGCGTTCCAATCGAGGAAACAATACGACAGTGCAAAGATATTACTCGTTTCGTTGTAGTACGTAATGTAAAAGGTGGAGCGCATAAGGACGGCGAATATCTAGGCAAGGTAGTTAGATGGGCATATTACAAAGGTGTATATGGGACTATCAATTATGTAAGCTCTGGCAATAAGGTTGCTGAGACAGATGGAGCTTGGCCTTTACAGGATTTGCCGGAAAGCTTCCCAGAGGATCAAATTGATTATCAAAAATATATTGACTTGACCAGAGAAATATTATACGACATCGGTTACTATAAAAGAGCTAAACAAATCAGCTTCTTTTAATTGGAGAATGAAAAATGGTTGAAGTTGAAATTACTCGCTCTGGAATGATTACCAAGATTAGCTATGACGAAAGCGAAAAGCTCCTAACTCTGACTTTCGCCAGTGGTGGAGCTTATACCTATAGGGAAGTTCCAAAGGAAGTGTTTGACGGATTGTTAGCAGCCGAGAGTGCTGGAAAGTATTTCCATGCCCACATTAAGGGCAAATATGATGCAGATAAGGTCTAAGTCTCAACAGCCTTTCGCCCGATAGCTCCCAAGCCATCGGGCTTTACTTCCTGTATAGCTTCATAGACAGTAACGACAAATGGCGTATTCTCTCTATGCGCCCAGATGTCGCTAATCATTTCTTTGACGGTATGTGTATTACCGTTCATTTGTCTTATGTGAGTGACTAAATCGTCCATTTGCTGAATAGCTAAATCAGCAAGCTCATCGGCCGAAAATTTGCGTGTCATCGTTGACATTATCGGCTCCCGAATAAAACTTTAATCTCAGTCAGCAGGACCAAAGTTCTTTCGGATAAACTTTGAAGTTTCTCGTTACTAGTTTCTAATTTTTCTAATGCTTCTTTACGCTCAGTATGTGCTTTCTCTAATTGTTTATTCATCCATATTAGAGCTAGCAAAAGCAAAACCGCGCAAATGCCACCACCAGTTTTAACTAATTCGAGTAATTCGGCAATGGGCATTTGCGCGTCATTGTCAAGAGTTACGATTTCTTAGCGAGCGGATCACCACTTGGCAAATCTGGGTCTGTCTTGGCAGCAATAGCTTCAAAGGCAGTATCAACCTGAGCGTCTAATTGCTGAAGCGTAGCGAGTTGCTGAGCGGGAGTATCCGGATTACTCGACAGTGAGGCGATAATATTTTTAATGCTCTGGAAGAGGCTTGTAGCGCTTGGGAATAAGGCTATAACGAGCGGTATCCACTTCTCCAGAGCAGTCACCACCGAAATAATAACAGGAGAGGCTGTAGCTCCTGAAATTGTGGGCAGAACTGTTTGGACCACCGTAAGCAAGGTAGTAATTGCTGCAACAATTGCACTTTCCATGTTATTGCACTCCCGTATAGTTAGCTGCTGGCGTAGTTTTTAAATTATTAATAGCTACAACCAAAGTATTATAAACCGCAGAAGGAATGCTAGTCCCGCCGCTAGTAATATAAGTTTCAATCTGATTTCTAGCAGCAGTACCAGAGCGAACATAAGCAATTACGTTGCGGCGATTATTAGCGCTACAAGTTGCATCGGTAGGAGTAGACGCGCAATAGGTTAAGAATGCAGTCGCTCCAGACTTGATAGCATTGAATGCGTTCGCAGTAACAATAGCTTCAGTAGGAGTAACTGAAGTAGTTGCAACAGTGGTAATAGCCTGTAGCTGAGCACAAGCGCCAAGCCATAAAGCCATAAAGCCAATAGCAGTAAATTTTAAAATTTTCATTTTACGATGCCTTTTTGATTGCACTTGCGATTTCAGGAGTTACCGCAATGACGTCTTTATTATTTTTAAGTGCTTCAGCCGATGCTTTATCAGTTACCACCGTAGTATTAGGTAATCCACCAGTAGTATCCTTTAATGCTTGTGGACGCGCAGCGACAGCGCCCCAAACCGTAGCTGCAACAGCAGCAACACCGCCGATAATGCTAATCCAAGTTTGAGCATCAAAGCCAAAATAGCCCTTACCAGCTAAGAAACCAGCAAGAGCCGCAATTAATGGAGCGAACGTAGTTTGTAATTGAGTTTTATTCATAGTGTAATTTTCCCATCAAAAATTTAAAATCTTAAGTAGTCTTAGGCTCAAGTTTCGCCCATGTCAACTGCCCACACTTGCCATCTGGCGTTAAGCCGTTTCTGACTTGGAACAATTGCAGAGCGAATTTGGTTTCGGAGTTGTCTAGATAAACTCCAGTTTCTTTAACTCCTAAATAATGCTGAATTTTAGAAACAGCATTGCCGCTAGCACCAATCAAAATCAATGGCTGAGGATCATCAGCTAATTCAACTGGAACACCACCAAACACGATGCTCTGAGCTTGCGACCATTCAGCATCCGTCATCGGATAAGACTGTCCTGCCTCATGCCATGCTTGCGCTTTTACAAAAGCGATACCCAATGGAGAAGAAAGCAAAGCGCTACTGATAACAGTATTGGCATTAATGCCGGGAGCGTGCTTTTCGATGAATGATACATACTCATCAACCCAATTACCTCCACTCCAAGTAGT